CCCAGCTCGAAAAGCCGAGCGTCTTGGACTGGAGGTAGCTGTCGATCGAGTGCGCGAGCGTCTGCGCGGCCGAGCGGAAGGTGGTGTTGCGCACCAGCTCGTTGAAGTTCTGGACATACTCGATGTCGCCAACCGAGATATGCACCTTGCTGTACTGGTCGACCGACACCGTGATGCGGCCGTTGATGACGTCCTGGAGCGCGAGCGCCGCCGAGGTGCCCGACTTCTTGTCGATGAAGCGCGCCGGGCGCTTGATCGAGATCGAGAGGCCGTTCTCGTCCGTGACCTTGTTCTCGTAGCGGCCATCGACCAGCTTCGCGGTGACAAGGTTGTTCTTCACCAGCAGGAGCATGGTGTTCGCATACTCCTGCGACGCAAGAAATTGGTTGGCCATGGCCTACCGCCTTTTAAGGGCCTCCAGACCGACACTTTTCTCGAAGGCCGCGAAATCGGGTGAGTCAGCACCTACGCTGAATTTGCCGTTCGCGCCGCGGGATTGGTGGGTGGGAGGCGCTGGGATTTTCGGGACCGGCGACGCCGGCGTGGCTTTGGTCTTGGCGGCCTTGGCCGAGAGGAAGCGTTCCTCTAGTCGCCCGAACGTCGCAGCTTGAGCCGCAGGGCTCTTGCCGAAGATCTCCCGCGCCTCTTTGGGGTGGGTCGCGAGGTGGTAGGCGACATGATAACCACCATCCGATTCCAAAATCAACTGGGCCATGAGCGGCGAGATCGCGTAGCTCTTGTCGACCGCCCCCTGGATCACCTTCTCCTCGAAATCCGGGTACTCCTTCGTCCCCGTCTCCGTCATCGCATCGCGCTTCGTCTCGTAGCTGATGCGCGCGTCGTTGCGCTCGCGCTCCTCATCGGCCTTCGCCTGCTCCGCCCGCTCCTCGGCGAGCGCGGCGGCGGCTGAGTATTTGCCCAGCGCCTTGTGGTAGTCGGGGTCGACCTCGCCGTACTTGAAGTCGTCCGGCTTGGGCTCGACCAGAGGCTTGCCCGCGCGATCGAGCAGCACATCGGCCGCGGGCGTCTGTTCCTTCGCCGGCGGCTTGCCGCTCTCCAGCGCAGTGAGACGGGCCGTCAATGCCTCGTTGGCGCGCTGTGCGTCGCCGAGCATGCGGCGAAACTCGTTGAACCGCGCCTGCACGGTTTTCTTCGCCGGCGGCTTGTCGTCGGCGGGTGGCGGGTCGTCGGCGCCGGACTCGTCCTCCTCCGCTTCGTCGTCCTCGGCGGTGTCATCGGGGTCCGGCTGCGCCGCGGCCTCCGGGTTGGGTTCCTCCGGCTCCTGCTGGTTCGGCAGCTCCTCACGCGACTGCGGACCCACATCGGCCTCCGTGCCGCTGCCCTGGCCGTCGTCGTCGGTGATGAACAGGCTCATCTGCGCCGCAGAGTCGTCCCCCGTGTCGGCGGCGGGAGTCGGTAGCTCAGGACTTGGCGCTGGCGCGGCTTGGCTCACGGTTCGGCTCCCTCGGTTCCGGGTGGGCAATCTCCACCGCTTTCAATCGGTTCGCGGCCTGCGCGTTGCGCGCTGCCGCTTCATCGGCATGGGCATCGGCCGCGACCTTCGCCGCCTGCACACCAACCTCGCTGCGCGCCTTATCGGCCTGCGCCTTCGCAAGCTCGGCCTTCGCCATCATCTCGGCGACCTCGGCCTGCTTCTTCTGAAGCTCCAGCATCGCCATCTGCTGCGTGATCTGCGCCTGCTGGGCCTGAGCCTGTCCGACCTCCTGCTGCTGCTGGCGCATCTCGGGCGTCATGTCGCGCTCCTCGACCATGCCCGGCGGCAACGTCATGCGCAGCCGCCGCGCGATCTCCTGCGCCCCCGGCCAGTCCTGCGACTCGACGATCTTGTCGGCCGCGACGGCCATCGTCTGCGGCATCGCGTTGACCATGTTGAGCATCGCCTCGGCGGCCTCGACGCGCTTGGTGACGTAGCTCGGCCCGGTCGTCGTCGAAACCTTGTACTTGCCGACGCTGATGTCGATGCCGCCCTCCTGGTTGAGCGGCACGAGGCGATCATGCCCGTCCTCGCCGACCACGAGCACCGTGCGCGGCCCGCTGTAGACCTTGGGTATGAGCTGATCGCACACCCGGCCGCACTCGCGGATCGCGTCGTCGGCGTTGTCGTTGTAGCCGACGCTGCCCAGCTCGCCGACGCGCTGGCGGGCGATGATCGCCTTGCCGCTCACCTCGTTGGACTGCTGGCCGAGCGACGCCTCGTGGATGTTCGACACGTCCCGGATGTCCTGCACCGCCATCTCGGCGAACTGCACCAGCCCCGGCTCGATGATGACCGGCGGCGTGAACGTCGGAGGCGGGCCGTTCTCCGCGTCGTAGATCAGAACGCTGTCGGTGGAGAGGTGCGCGTTGCGCCACTCGTTCTCGCGGCCCTCGATCGACTGCGCCGCTGCGACCCATCGCGCCTTGGGCGCCATGAGCAGACGCTCGGCGATCACCGAACGCCAATAATTGTGGAAGCGCATCGGATCCTTCAGGAACCGCATGATGCCCCAGCGGCGGCGCTCCTCGCCGACGTTCACCTCCCAGCCCTGGACGCGGAACACCGGCACGCGGTCGATCTCCAGCGTATAAGGCCCCTCCAGGATCGAGCTGCCGGTGCAGGCCCACATCTCGGCATACGGCACGTCGCTCTCGCGCAGCACCGGGAGGCCATGGTCGTCGGTGGCGATGCCCGCCAGCAGTTCCGGCGTGTCCTCCATCCCGGTGATGTCGAGCACCGTGCCGTTCTTCATCAGCGCGAGGGTGCGCGGCTTCTTGCACATGCGCCAGTAGTTGACGATGCGGACCGTGTCCTGCGTGTACCAGCCGGCCCCGACGCCATCGCCGATATAGGCCGTGTCGGTCGTGACGTCGCTCGGCACGACATCGGGGTAAAGCCGCTTGAACGCCTTCGAGTCCATGCTCTCGACGACGAAGCAGTGCGCCGCGTCCTTGCCGCTCGGAATGACCGAGGCGCGGTCCCACACGACGGCGAGCGCGTTGGGAATCGGCTCGATCGAGATGTCCTGCTCGAACACGTCGCCATCGGCGTAGTCGAGCCGGATCTGAAAATTGCCGATGCCGCACGCCGCGACGTTCTGGAAGGCGTTGTCGTAGGCCGTTTCGGCATTGGAGTTCTTCTGGATCGACCGCAAGAGATCCTCACGCAGCGTCGCCACCTCCCGCGTCCCGCCGTTGTCGGGCACGATCTTGACCTGGATCTGGTTGAGCCGCCGGTTGCCGACGATCTGCGCCACGAAGGCCGGGGCGCGGTTGATGGTGAGCACCGGGCGCTTGGCATCCTCGCGGACCGCGCGGGCGCCGTCGTCCCACTGGTCGCCGGTGAGGAATTTCAGATCCTCGATCGCCGCCTGCCGGTTGAGGCGGTCGGCGCCGAGATCGAGATCGAAGTTCTCGCGCATGTCGCGCAGGAAGTCCTGCTCGTCGGCGAAGCCCTTGGGCACCGTGACGGTGCGCGGCTTGCCGAACCGTACCTTGCGATAGACTTCCGGCTCCGCCATCGCCGCCCCCATCATTGCATCCAGGAGCCTGGCCGGCCCGACTCGATGTCGTAGATGCGGTCCGGCCGCACCTCACGCACCGGCTCGGGACGCCGGCTCGGCAACTCCTGCCCGTAGGCGGCAGCTTTAGGCCGCCCGACGCTGCCGTGCAAATGCTCCTTGAAAGCGAAGGTGAGCACGATGGCGTCGCCGATGTCGGTCGAGCGCACGCCGCGCGCCTTCATCTCCTTCTTCGACTCAAGCTGTAAATTGTTGTCGAGCCGCATCACCTGCTTGGGCGCACAGAGGTCCGCCTGGACGTCGTCGCGGTCCGGCAGCGACACGCCTTCCTCGGATTTAAGCCACTCCAGGCATCGCTGGTACATCTCGGCCCGGCGGTTGATCGGCCCCGGCTTCTTCGGCATCGCCATCCTGGCCTGCGACGCCCCGCCGAAGTTCACCGGCCGGATCACCGTGGCGTAGCGCCCGCCGCGCGCCTTGACGAGTGTGTAGATCGCATGGCCGATCGAGCCGACGTCGATGTTCACCCGCGCCGGGTCGTGCTGCTCGATCAGCGCGCACACCCACTCCGCGCCCTCGATCTCGTTGATCCTGTTTCGCGTCCTGACCCACTCGACGATCGGGCCGCGCCGCGCCGCGGCGGCGAAGCGGTCGCCGCCCATGCTCGCCGGGTCGATCCCGATGACGAGCGGCATGGCGTAGTGGCCCAGATCTCTCTTGCGCGCCATCTGCACCAGACCGTGCGCGATGTACGACACAAAGCCCTTGGGGTTCTGGAAGCTCTCGGCGAGGTTGGAGGGATATTCCTGCTTGAACAACACCGGCGACTTGAGGCTCAGGATCTTCGCGCGGCGCCACGCCATCTGCTCCAGATCAAGACCATACGTCTGCGCATACTGCGCTTCGCTCAGCTCGCCCTCGTCGGCCTCCTCGCTCAGGGCGAAGCTGTTGTCGATCTCGCGGCGATACTCCGGCGACAAAAACCACGGGTAGAACTCCAGCTCGTAATCGCCGATGCCGGCGATGGCGTCCTGCGCACGCTCGTAGTATTCCCCGCTCGGTCCGTTGCTGGTCGACTCCAGGATGATCTCGGTGCCGGGCTCGTCGGGCACCGTCTGCACGCTGGCGCCGAACTGCCCACTGGCGTTCTTCCAGAACGCCACCTCGGAGCCGTGCATCAAATTGGTGCTCTTGGAGCGCCCCGGCGGATTCTCCGTGGCGACGCCGACCGTGTAGGCGCTCCCCAATCTGTCGAATGACAGCTCACGTATGTTCGACACCCCGACGTGGGGCGCTATGGGGTTGGACATCTGGAACGCATCGACCATGCCGAACAGCGTCTCGACAGCAGGCTGGTCGTGGCAGAGTATGAACGTGTTGACGCCCCTGCGCGTCGACGTCTTGTGGTAAAACCGGCCCGCGACATACGTGCTGAAGCCCTGTTGTCTCGACTTGCTGACGAGCTTACGAACCCACCCTTTCCCGGCAATCTGCTTCTCGCACGACTCATGGAACATGCGCTGCGCTTCGTTAAACAGAAGCGGACGGATCAACCCCGCCTTGGTGCGGATCTTCAGACAGCGCTCCGCGAAAAACCCGTAGTCGTTGAGGCATGTGCGCAGGAAGTCGTCGCTGCCGCGAACGTCGGACCCAAAGGCGCTCACGCGGACACCACGGCAAAGGCGCGGGCCAGTATGGCGATCTTCGTGTCGTCGTTCGGCGCGGCCGTCACCAGCTCGGTGCTGACGTCCTTCTCGCCGCGGCGGTGCTTCATCACGACAACCAGCGCTTCGGGGGCGATCTCGCCCTTGTCGATGCGCCGGAGCGTGTCGATCAGCGCGTCGCGCGGCGTCCAGTCGTTCGCCTCGTTGGTGCGCCCGGAGCGGATCTCCGTGACCGATAGCGGGTACTCAGAAAAATCCACCGTGGCG